AAGATGGAACGACATAATGAAAACCTGGGATATGCCTTCAGGTAAATACCTTACAGTATATGGATAGTTCACCTACATACAGACCTTTACCTAAGTATTTAACTATAAAACCTAGCAAGATAGAAGGTTTAGGTCTGTTTACAATCAGGGCTATACGTGACTTAGAGACAAGCATCGGTGTGACACATGTGTTTATGGATGAAAAAAAACAGGTAATACGTACACCTTTAGGAGGATTTATTAATCATAGTGATGAACCTAACTGTGAAGTAAGACGACACGAAGGTACTTATGTTAATCATTTGTATCCTATTAAACCTATTAAAGCTAACGAAGAAATCACACTTAAATATACTATGTATGATGTCAATGGATGATATAGCACTAATACGAGAAGAGGCCTTTAGAAGGGCTGGAAACGTCTGTGAGTGGGCAAATTGTAGCAGTAGTAAATGGTTAGAGTTAGCTCACTTAAAAGATATAGGTATGGGTGGCAACAAAGCACGCAAATATAATGTAGATAATACAGCTGTACTATGTAAGTGGCATCACGATATATACGATGGACGACAGTCTATGGGTACTAAGGTAGCGTACAGAGAACTGTTAGAAGGATATCTAGACAGACATTCAGGTGTTAGTTAACCGAAGTAACCTTGTTTTTTAAGCTTTTGCATATCTTTCATATCTTGTGCAAGCTTGTCATGTTTTAAACCACGGTATACATTAGCAACGTCTGACGCAGTAAGTCTATCTTTGCTTGCATTAGAACCATATGCTTTACGAGCTAACGTTTGTTGTTGTTTAATACGTTTCTTTAACTCAGCTTCACCTAATCCAACTACACCTTTACCTACTAATAAGTTTTTCATATCATTAGATATAGGTGTTACACCATACTTACCTGATTGTTTTCTTTTTGCCATTAGTAATTCAACTTTGTTTTATTATTAGCACGGTTTCTATCTTCCCAAACAGGAAGACCTGTACCAGTATGAAACTGTGTACCACCAGGACCTAATGCACGTTTAGTACCTTTATATACACCTTCAGCAAGAGTTGCTACAACTGCACCAGGAGTAATTGCACCTAATAATTTACTTCCTTTAGCTATTGCAGGAGCAGCTTTACCAAATTTAGCAAGAGCAGCTCCAACTATTTTTTCTTCAGGTAAATACATTGAACCTGTTCGGTCAACTATTTTAGTTGCTATTGAATATTGTTTATTAAAGTTAGCAACGTTAGACGCAACATTCTTAGACAGATTTTCATAACCTTTATTGTAATATGCGTTTTTTATTTCTCGAATATTACTAGGGTTAATAGCTACAGTTTTACCTCCTACAGTAGCTGTACCCATAGGTCCTGTTTTAATCCAGTTTGGTTTTTTTAACATTACTTACTAACTGTTATTTGTTTCTTTGCATATGTTTTGATTACTGCAAGTGCAGCACCACCACCAGCTAACGCAGCTAACTGAAGTACTTCAGCATCTACACCAACTAGAGGAGCAACTGTTAACGCACCTATAAACGCTTCAATGAAGGTCCATACAGTTCTTTCAATCATATCTTTTAATTCATTACTCATCTTATAACTCCAAGCGTCATTCCAAGGAGTCCACCACACGTTTTTCTGAAACGTCCCATCAGATTTTCTTCTACGTTTGCCTTGTGCAAACATTAACTACTGTAATCCTTATCTAATTTAAACTTATTAAAAGCTTTTGGTATAACTTCTAATCCAGTCATAATCATAGGACTTCTTTTGTAGAAATTTTTAGCAACTTTAGTAGCAATAACTGTAGCTTTAGCTACGTCTCCACCAAAATCTTTAATTGCTTTATTAAATACTTCATCATACTTAGGTGTAGTTTCTATTCTACCTATGTTAATAGCTTCTTTAGCAGGTTTAGGAGGTGTACTAACAGCTGTTCCTGTTTCATTTACAGTACCTGTAAGTCCTCCACCTAAGTCAAAAGATGTAACAGCTTTAATCCTTTCACCAGAAAGTGTGTTACCACTAGCTCCTGGTCCTTGTATATAATAAGCAGGTTTATCATACTTAACATCTGCAGCTTGTGCTTTTTTAATTGCTTCAGCTCTACCTGCTTCTGATACTTGGTAGGAAAAATCTCCACTAGCTTTAGCTGATTCAGCAGAACTAATAGACGAACCTGGATTCATCATAGGTTGTTTAATATTACCTTGTGCATCTAAGCCTGTCATTGTACGTTCTTTTGCATACAATGCTTCACTAGGATTTTGTCTTCTAGTTATATAACTTTGTGTATTTTTAATATCTTTTTTAGTACTACTTATTTCTGCAGCTAAATCTGGTGAGCCTAATCCTTCAGCAGCAAATTTGTTTTGTAATTTAATATCACCTTCAAGTTTACGTTTTAAACTTTGAAGTTTTACTTGACCTTTACTAATTTCCATAGCACCTTGGTCTGTTGTAGGAAATTTATCTTTGATATCTAACTTAGGTACATCTCCAGCATCACCTAATATACCTTTAGTTTCACCAAATAATCCTTCAGTGCTTCTACCAGTACCTCTATTAATACCACTAGGTGTACCTACTGCAGCTTCTGCAGCTTCACTAGCTTTAGCTGTAACATTAACTGATGCACTTTTAATATCATCAGCAGACATTTCTATACCCGCTTGTAAGTTAGCAGTTTTAATACTCTGTTGTGCTTGTAATTCTTCTAATGGTGTACCCATTTTTGCTTTTTCATACTCTGCTTTAATATCTAATTCAGCAGCTTCATCTGCTAATGCTTTACGAACATCATCTGAAAGTCCAGGTGTTTCTAAATATTTATCTATAGTTCCTATTTCTTCTGTATATACATTGGTAGCTCTAGCTATTTCTGCTTCTGTGTATGTAGTAGCGCCAGTAAAATCTTCCATTCTAGTACCACTTATACCTGCAGGCGCACCTGGTATTCTCTTAGCTGGTTGACTAGACAATATATCTTCAATAGATTTTGTTTGTGCAGATGATAGTTTTTTACCAGCCATTTCACCTTTTTTTAATACGCCTTCTAAAACTTCTACTTCAAATTGACCAAAGCCTGAACCTTTACCAGACACGTCTTCAAGTATTTGATTACCATAATTATCTATACGGTTTGTAATACGTACATTATCTTTACCTAGTAAAGCTTTATCATCAACACCTTTTTCAGGCATCTCACTTGTACCTAAATCTTCTGATAGTTTAGAACTTCTAGTAAATGGTATGTTTCTCATTAATCAATCTTTCTGCCGTCTAGTTTAGCAGACATTACTTGAATTTCTCCACTTATCTCTGATAATTTATCCATTACTGTACTTGTAAGTATGACATCATCAGTAGACTTATTAGATATTTCTTTAACATCTCCATCATAATCTATATAAGTTACTTCTACATCTAATCCAGCATCTATTGCAGCTGCAACACGAGGGTAAACAAACTTGTATGCGTCAACACTACTACCAATAAAGCCATCTTTAGCTATCCGATTGTTAGTTTGTGTGTTACCTAGTATCAAACAACCAGCTGTATGTTCGTCTGTGTTACCTGTATGCCATAAAATCCACTCAAATCCTGGTACATCTTGTACCCATATCATACCTTTATGAAATGTATCACCGTATTTAGCTAAGTATCTTGTATGAAATCCACCTTCTTTACGTAGTTTTAACTTGTATGTACCAGCAGGTATACGTGTTTCACCCCAAACTTTTACATCACGTTGCTCATCTTCTAATGTGTATGCTAAAAATGTACGTGTGTTATTGTCAACTTCAAACAACATACCTGATGTAGAGTCTTTACCACTACTAATTCTTAATACTTCGTATTTCATTTCTTTTTAATTTTTTTAATTTTACCATTTGCAGTACGTGCAAACTTATGTGTTTTAGTTTCTCTAATTAATGTACCGTAGTGACGTTTACCGCCCCACATCCAACTTACTTTAGCCATCTGCTTTACTTATCCATTTCTTACACCAAGCAAACTCTTGCACTATTGCACTCCATACAGTACAGTTACCAGATGCTTCATAAGCCCCACAATTAAGACAATTCTCATTACCATTAGGGTAAAGCTGATAAGCTGACGGGAGATTATCAATATCGTTTCTTTGGTTTATTGACATTATTCTTCTTCCGTTTCTGTTTTTTTGGCATATATTTTAATCCTCTTATTATAATCTATACATACTAGATTAGTACACATCTTATAAGTTTTAAATAACTCTAAAGATTTATTACAAGACTTACAGTCTTTAATTACCACTTCACTTTATCTGCCCAATAAGCTGCAGACATCTTACCTTTTTTAATATTAGAGGCATGCCTAGCTTTAAAAGATTTTTTTCTAGCTTTTTCTTTAGCAGATTTAGGATTTTTACCTGCACCTGATACACCCTGTTGACCGAATCTAATTAGTTTAAGTTGATGTCCTTCTTGTGCTAGTACTACATGTGATTTAGTAGCATGTTTAGGTGTACGTTTAGGTTTATTTACACCAGATAATCCGTGTTTTTTAATTAAACTTGCTTTTCTTGCTTCATGTGCCATATTACTTTCTCCATCCTAAAGTTATTAACCATATGCCCAATGTAATTATAGTAGCAAGACCTGTTACTTGTTGAGCTGAACCAGTTAAAGTAAGCGTAGCAATAACTAAACCAACAAGAGTCCAGCTAAGGTTAAGTGTTTCCTTAATTGCATCTATTACCCAGTTACCTAGTTTTTTAAACATTGCCTCTCCTAAATACGAAAGCTGCCATAGTAGCTATTCTAGTCAAAATTACAGGGACTACAACTTCTTGAGCTTTTTCCTTTTGGTCATTAGTCA